AGATGTCCGTGTAACGGGAAGCATCGAGAAAGCCTCTGCGCAGATGCCTGGCATCGTAGAAACTCGATTCAATCAATTGCAAGAAATTGAAGGTATCCTAGAATATCTCAATATCGAACTTCGAAGGCTGCGTAGTCAACATTTTCGTAAGTATCTTGAAAACTACCAACGTCAGCTCAGTTCTAGGGACTGTGAAAAGTTCGTGGAAGGTGAAGCTGACGTTGTAGACTTTGAAAAGATCATAAATGATTTTGCTCTGTTACGTAACAAATGGTTGGGCATTATCAAGGCCTTAGATATTAAACAATGGCAGTTGAGTAATATTGTTAAACTTAGAACTGCGGGACTAGAAGACGCTACTCTATGAAAATAGGTATTGTTGGTTTTGGATTTTTAGGTGGTGCAATAGGTTGGGCGTACAGAAATACAGATCTCGTTATTAGAGATCCAAAGTTGCAAGACTCTGCAAGTTTGGATAAATTTGTAGATCGAGATGCTATCTTTATTTGTGTACCTAGCCCAAGTACAGAAGACGGCCACTGCAACACAGCTATCCTTGAGCAGGTATTAAAAGAATTGTTATTTGTAACAATTCAAAATCCCGATGTTATATTAATTAGTAAATCAACAGCATCCCCTAGTACGTATAAACGACTGCAACAAGAATATCCAAATCTCGTACATGTGCCGGAGTTTTTGACACAGGCAAATGCCAATGCAGATTATGCCAATGCAGATTATTGTGTTATCGGCGGCAATTATGATTGGGCAATTAAAGCAAGAAATGTATTGTGTTTTGGTCGAGCATTGACCCACGACAAACATATTATTGTTCCTATCGAAACTGCATCACTATACAAGTACATGATGAATAGTTATCTTGCTGCTAAAGTGACCTTTATGAACGACTTTAAAAAAATTGCCGATGCAGAAGGTGTTGACATTAAAGATTTAGCATATCTAGCAAAACACGATGATCGTATTGGAACAACACACATGGAAGTTCCGGGTCCAGATGGTCAATACGGCTGGGGCGGTGCATGCTTTCCTAAAGATATAGCAGCTATTCAAATGGAAGGGTTAGATTTGGGCGTGGAACTTGAATTATTGAGTCGTGTCGAAGATATCAACAAAAAACACAGAAAAATCCAAGAATAAACTACGCAGATAAATATCTGCATGAAAACTATTGTACTTGTCACTGGAGGATTTGATCCTTTACATTCCGGGCACATCGCCTACTTCCGATCAGCAAAACAACTAGGAGATATTCTAGTAGTAGGTATCAATTCTGATGCGTGGTTGGTTCGTAAAAAAGGCAGAGCATTTATGCCTTGGCATGAACGAATGACTATCGTTAAAAATATCAAAGATGTAGATTTTGTTTTAGAATTCAATGATGATGACGGTAGCGCCAAACAGGCAATAAAATTAGCCAGACAGACATGGCCCGATCATAAAATTATATTTGCCAACGGCGGAGACCGCACAGATGCCAACATTCCGGAAATGGAGTTTGAGGATCGCAATCTAGAATTTCATTTCGGAGTTGGCGGATTTAATAAGGCTAATTCTAGTTCATGGATCTTAGAAGAATGGAAGGCTCCTAGGACAGAGCGTCAATGGGGCTATTATCGTGTATTACATGAAGTACCTGGAATGAAAGTCAAAGAGTTAACAGTTGATCCCGGCAAAAGTCTAAGCATGCAACGACATAATCACCGTGCTGAATATTGGATTGTTAGTGAAGGGCAAGCCATTGTTAATAGAGCAACTCCGTTGGATTTTGAACTGCCGCCTGCAGAACTAAACAAACACGATCAATTACACATCGTCAATCAAGAATGGCATCAACTTACTAATCCCTACGAACACCCATTAAAAATCGTAGAGATACAGTACGGTGAACAATGCGTCGAAGAGGATATAGAAAGAAAATGATTCCAATTTTTATCGGGTACGACCCCCGGGAAGCCATAGCATATCATGTATGCACAAATAGTATCATTAGACATTCTAGTCATCCAGTGAGTATTAATCCATTGGCATTGAATATATTAAAAGACTACGAAGAGAAACATACCGACGGTAGTAATCATTTTATCTATAGTCGTTTCCTTGTTCCTCATCTCATGGAGTACAAAGGTTGGGCAATATTCATGGACGGTGACATGTTGTTGCGAGACGATATCGAAAAGCTGTGGGCATTACGAGACGAGTCAAAAGCAGTTATGGTTGTCAAGCACAACTATAAAACTAAGATGACTGAAAAATATCTTGGTTCTAAAAATGAAGATTACCCCTGTAAAAATTGGTCAAGCGTGATTCTTTGGAACTGTGGACACCCTGCCAATGCTGTGGTTACTCCGGAGTTTATACAAAATGCCACAGGAGCACAGGTACATAGATTCACTTGGTTAGACTCTGAGCTAGTCGGTGAATTGCCAGCAGAGTGGAATTGGTTAGACATCGAATACGAATGGAATCCTTCAGCAAAATTAGTTCACTATACCCTAGGAACACCTTGCTTCCACGAGTTTGCTGATAAGGGCGATTTTACCGACGAATGGCATAGAGAAAAAATTTATGTAGATTATTGTCTACAGCACGGACTATGATTACAAATAAATTTAATTTTTCAGAAAATTTTCTAGATGAGTTCACAGTTATAGATGAAGAGTATGAAGGAGTGAGTATTGATAGAAAATGGCACCTATATCAAGTTTTAGATCTGCCAATGATAAATGGATCAATTTTAGAATTTGGTGTATGGAAAGGAAAAAGCCTTAGAATGATATCAAATCATTTTCCCTCTGAAGTTGTATGGGGATTCGATAGCTTTGAGGGGTTACCTGAAGATTGGTTTACAATTTCTAAAACAGAACCCTCTCATCCAAAAGGCCATTTTCGTATTGATAAGCTTCCTAAATTTGGTAATAATGTTAAATTAGTAAAAGGATTTTTTAAAGAAACACTGCCTCAATGGATACAGAATAATCAATCTGAAATAAAATTCATTCATATCGACAGCGATCTTTATTCAAGTGCTAAGGATATTTTAACTATGTTAAATCCGGTTATCGTACCAGGCACAATTATACTTTTCGACGAATTATATCCTTGGGGCGGCCACGAAATATATTTAGAATGGCAACTCGGTGAATTTAAAGCATTGAAAGAATGGGTAATTGAATACAATCGAGAATTCGAACCCTTGCTGCGAAGCAGACACATGCAATGTTCAATTAGAATTACAAAATGATCTTTCTCAGCAAAGACGGCCAGGATCCCTATATAGATATGTTGGCACAGGGCTGCGGTAAAAAAATCACTGATACTAACGATTTTGATTATGCTGCCAGTTCTGAACCTATTGTGCTGCGCGGCATACTCAAGAAAAAAATCATACATCGTTGCTTGGCCGACGGTAGAACATTTTATTATGTGGATACAGGATATTTTGGCAATGAGATCACTGCTGGTAATCCTAATGGTTGGAAGTATTGGCACAGAATCGTAAAGAACGATCTACAACACAAACATGTCGTGCCAAGATCTGATGATAGATTTAAGAATTTTAAGAAAACAATATCACCTTGGAAAAAAACAGGATCTAAAATATTAATAGCGAAGCCTGATGATAAGCCAATGAGATTTTACGACTACGACATGGACCTATGGCTGCGGAATACCGTTGACACTATCCGTGAACACACTGACAGACCTATAGAGATTAGAGATCGTGCAGCCAAACGCATAGATAGAATACAGCACAACACACTGCAAGAAGCATTAGATGACGATGTATTTGCACTAGTGACTTTTAACAGTGTGGCCGCTGTAGAATCTGTGTTTCACGGTATTCCTGTGTTTACACTAGCACCAACTAATGCAGCTGAACCAATGGGGTTGCAGGATCTTTCACTGATAGAAACTCCTCGTTATCCAGACAGTGACGAAGTTTATCAATGGGCCAGTCATCTGGCCTACGGTCAATTTCACAACAGTGAATTGCGCAACGGCAAAGCCATGGAGATGTTGTTAAATGGAAATTGATGATACATCATGGGAAGGAACCTTTAGAAAATCTATATCAGGATCATCACCTGCTATATTTCGAGGAATAATAAAAAGAAAACATATACATGATTGTCTAAATCGAGGTGAAGATTTCTATTATATGGATACTGGATATTTTGGGAATTTTACTAGCGCAGGAAATCCCAGCGGAAAGAAAATTTATCATAGAATCGTAAAAAACGAATTACAAAAATCTAAAATAGAATCAAAATCTGCAGATAGGTGGCGAGCATTAGTCAAAGGTGATAATAGACTTACCTGGCCGGGGTGGAAAAAAGACGGCAATAAAATTTTATTAATTGTATCTAATCCTAAGTCCTGTCATTATTTCGGATATGATATGCCTCAATGGCTAGATGAAACTGTTGCTACTATAAAACAACACACAGATATGCAAATTGTAATTAGACACAAAGGATCGAGGTCTGCTAGAAACTGTGACAGCATCTATGACGCTTTGGATCAGAAAATTTTTGCCACAGTTGCATTCAACAGCATTGCCGCAATGGAATCTATTGCCTATGGAGTGCCTGCGTTCGTTACTGTTCCTTGTGCGGCAAGTCCCCTAGCTCTAACTGATTTTACAAAAATTGCCACCCCGTGGTATCCGGATTCTTCATTGGTTGCACAGCATTGTCACTCGTTGGCCTACGGTCAATTTACACACGAAGAAATTGCCAATGGCACAGCATGGAAAATATTAAATGAAACTACTACTTAACGACAAAGAAATAGCTAGATTCTTGATTGAATTAGTCAATGTCTCAGATGCCTGCAAACACATTGAATTAGACGAGCGTCACACCGCCGGAATGATTCATTGGATCATAGAAACAAAAAATAAACCCAGATTTAATCTAGAAAAACATAGAGATAAAATCAAACAAAAGATCACTCAAGGAATTCGTAAAGATCTTAAAGCATGGATAGATTTGGTAAATCAACAGATCAGTAATCACAAAGAACATTTTTATAAAAACATACACCGACACATAGATGTTCTTATAGATAGACTGGGAGAAGAGCAAATATTACAACTCTATAAATCCCATCCGAAACAAAATTTTATTAAAACCGTGGGATTTCAAATTGATCCTGCCGCAGAAATGATGCGGCGCAGACATTTTAATTCTGCGGAAGAAGATTGTCTATTACGCAATACTGTAGGTAACGAACAGATACTGGTTAATAAAATAGATCACAATCTACCTTTTTGGTTCATCGATAGCGGATATACTAATTTTATAGAACCCAATAAGAAGTGGCATAGACTAGTAAGAAATCATTTACACTTCAATCGAAATTTTGTAGCCCCAGCCAATCGGTTAGATATTTTCCCCAGTTTTCCTCAACCATGGCGACGTGACGGAACTAAAATTTTAATTGTTGAACCTGGAGAATTTGCTGCTGGTATAATGCATGTGGGGGCCAAAACTTGGGGTCGGCAGGTAGCAGAAGAATTAAAAAAATACACAGATCGCCCTATTGAATTTAGGTCGAAAACAAATAAAAAAACTAGAACCAGCCTATATCAACAGTTATTAACTGGCGATTACTACTGTACCGTTAGCATCAATTCCAATAGTGCCGTAGAATCTATCTGGGCAGGCGTTCCTGCTATTACCTTGAACAAGCATGTGAGTAATCCTGTGACAAAGAGTAACCTAAGCGAGATCAACGATCTATATTATGGACCGTTGGGAGATTGGTTGGCCTGGCTCAGCTATTGTCAATTTACTTTTGATGAATTAATGGACGGCACAGCTCTGGACATTGTAAGGCGTTATCACAGTGTCTAATCTCACCGCTGTGGCCTATTACGCTGGAATTCCGCCTAATAACCGGAACCCAGAGAAACCTCAGATTTTAGATAATTTCTGTCAGGGAGTTCATGCGGCCGGTGACACTGCCATACAACACCATGGAATGAATGCAGTGTCTTGTGATGTTGCATTGATACAGGGATTTGTACATGAACACGGTAAATCTGCACCTCATTTACAATTGAGACAAGATGCTGTGAATTTACAAAAGAAAAACAATCGTCGAAGCCTTATTGTAGACAGCAATCTTTTTCTATATGCAGATCCAAATAATACCAAAACCTATCTAAGATACAGTTTCGACGGAGTGTTTCCAACCACAGGATTTTATTTTGATCGAGACATCGATTCTACCCGCTGGCGTAAAATAAGTCAGGATCTCAATATCAGTTTGAAGCCTTGGAGGACACAGGGCAATCATATATTGATCTGTCTGCAAAGACATGGTGGATGGAGTATGGGCGGACTCGGTGTGCAGACATGGTTAGATCAGACTATTGCACAGATTAGGCAACACAGTATAAAACGTCCTATTATTGTGCGAACTCATCCTGGGGATAAAAAAATTAAATCAATATTGAAAATATACGGCAAAGGTGTACAACTAAGTACAAATGAAAGATTGATTGATGATCTAAGACATGCATGGGCTACCGTGGTCTATAACAGTAGTCCTAGTGTAGCCAGTTTGATTGAAGGGGTTCCATCATTCATCACAGATCCAGTGCCACACCACAGCCAGACCTATGGTGTGGCCAATACTGATCTCAGTTTGTTAGAAAATCCCGAGATGGCAGATAGACAATCATGGATTGAACGCATCGCAATGTGTCATTGGAATTTCAATGAACTACGTTCCGGTGAAGCTTGGAATTTTTTTAAGAGGTATATATGAGATTAATGCATAACGGTTGGTATGTGCCAGACGACGATAAGAAGATCAGTTTCGTGTTAGAAAACGATACCGATAAAACCAATCCGTCGTATGAAGGTAAATTTAGGAATCAAATATTAGAACATCTGCCTAACAAAAGAACATTTGTTGATGTTGGAGCCAATGTAGGTATTTGGAGTTTTCCTTTTATAGGAAAATTTAAAAGTGTTATCGGATACGAGCCGTCCAAGCAAAATATCGAATGTCTACAGGCAAATGTTGGAACTGCTATCGACATTCGAACCAAAGCTGTGGCGGATTTCGAAGGCACAGCCGACTTTCATCAGGCAGGAAAAAATTGTGGTGATGGAAAACTATGTAGAGAAGGAGTTGGCGCATCATACGCAGTCCCAGTTGTCAAGTTAGATAACGAAAATTTACTAGACGTTGATCTTATAAAAATTGATGTGCAGGGCTGGGAACTAGAAGTGTTACGAGGCGCTGAACAAATTATTAAACAACAACAGCCGTGGGTTATATTTGAAGTAAATCAAGACATAGATGTCTGTTGCGAATTTATGCAGAATCTAAACTACGAAACCATTTTTACTAAAAGTAAACGAGTATTTTTGTGGGCTCCGAAATCTGGGCATAACACGCCTGTTGATGTTAAACAGTTCGGAAGATACCTCGGCCCCGGACCATACGCATCAAGATTTGGTTGAAAGTAATTTCCAAGCCACACCAGATGCTAATTCATCTTTAGTAAATTGACAATACGATAAATGATTCAACCAAGCCTGTTTTAATTCTTGGTCCACAGGTGTAATTGATTCTATATCACTTAGTGAAGTTGTATAGAGACTGTTAGTAGAAGAATGTCCCAAACTAATGACAGGGATATCAACCATTGCTGCTTCTAATAGAGCGTTCGATGAATGCCCTATAACACACCAAGTATCGTTGATATAATTTAAAAATGAATCGCCTCCCATCCTATCGCTTCTGCTTAACGGTCTGTATCTAACACGTATCGGTCTATCGGTATACTTTTTAATGTCGGATAT